ATTGAAAATTCCTCAAATGATTGGCAGAGTTATTTTGGATTTGATGCACTTCAAATTCCCCGTGAACTTTGGATTCAAGAATCTCTACTGAATAGAATTGATGAAACTTTTCCTATTCTTCAGGCAGGAATTCTTCGCCTTCACCCAAATGAAATTTACAATCTTCACGTAGATCAAAATCGCGGTGTTTGTGTAAATATGCAACTTAATTATAATGTTCAAAGTGAATGCTCCTTTGAAGTTCCTGGTAAAACTGTGATTGTTCCTTACGAAGAACACTCATTTTTTCTTTTTAACAATCAACAACCACACAAAGTTGTAAATGGTGATAATATTCGTTATATGTTCAGTATTGAGTTCGTCAAAAATAAAAATGAACTTGACTACAATACTGTTCTTGCGTGGGTTCAAAATCAGGATCTATAATGATCTTGACTTGTCTTCCTTTTTTATGTAAAATGATATGAGAGAACTATATGCAATGGACAAAGACAAACTAAAACTGATTGTCCGTAATTTAGAACTTCTTGTGGATTCGCTGAAAACAGAATTATATTCTGATGTTCAGGCATATCAATTTGATGATATTACACCAAAAGAATTAGATTACGACGAAATTTTTGAGGATTCTGAATGAGAAACAAAAAGGCAATTAAACTGATTAAAGAAGCACTGAAGCAGGATTATTTGTATTCTGGTGAGGAGATTCAATTTATGAAGGCACAACTTTCTGTGCTAGAATTGGAAAAGCAAAATTCAAAAGAACACAGGGGATTTGGAAAGAAATGACTGTAAAACTGATTAGTATTACTCCTGATGCCGAAAACATGATGGCATACATTGCTCGTGTCAGCAATCCGAATAACCAGGACAATCCCAACTATGCTGGACTGTTGAAGTATTGTATTAAGCACAATCACTGGAGTGTGTTTGAACAGGCAACGATGACACTGGAGATTGAGACTACTCGTGGTATTGCCGCACAGATTCTGCGTCATCGTAGTTTCACATTCCAAGAGTTCTCACAGAGGTATGCTGATACGAATCTGATTGCTGAGGAGATTCCCCTACCAGAACTTCGTAGGCAGGACACAAAGAACCGTCAGAACTCCACAGACGACCTTCCAGCAGACCTTAAGATTGAACTCTACTCCAAGATACAGGACCACTTCAATGCCGCTCAGGACCTCTACAAGGAACTCCTAGAGGCAGAGGTCGCAAAGGAATGTGCTAGGTTTGTATTGCCTCTCGCAGTTCCCACCAGGATTTATATGACTGGCTCTTGCAGGTCGTGGATAACCTACATTGCTCTCAGAGAAAAATCGGGAACTCAGAAAGAACATATGGATATTGCCAAATCCTGTAAAGCAGTATTTGGAGAACAATTTCCTACTTGCTATGAGGCACTTGGTGGTTCTGATGAGTGGAGCATCTAAATAAAATCATATAAAATGGAGATTTAATTTTGGCAATTTATCCGATTATTCATAAAGAAACTGGTGAAACGAAAGTGATTGAAATGAGTGTTCACGACATCACACAGTGGTATCAGGACAATCCCGAATGGAAAAGGGATTGGTCACAAGGATCCGCAAGTCCAGGGGAAGTTGGTGAGTGGAAAGATAAACTCGTCAATAAGCACCCAGGATGGAACGAAGTTCTAAACAAGGCAAGTAAAGCTCCTAAATCATCGGTCAAAAAAATCTAATGGCAAGAAGAAAAAGGACGAATGAGCAACCAATTGGTGTTGGTCTTACAACCCGTCAAATGAAAAGAAAGAAGGCACTCGGAAGTGAATATCTTTTAGATATTGACCCACTCACAGACAATCAAAGAAAACTTTATGATGCATATGCCGAGGGCAAACATCTTGTTGCCTATGGATGTGCAGGAACGGGTAAAACTTTTATCACTCTTTATAATGCTCTTCGTGAAGTTCTTGATGAAAGAACTCCTTATGAGAAAATCTATCTGGTTCGTTCTTTAGTTGCTACAAGGGAGATTGGTTTCCTTCCTGGTTCCTATGAGGATAAGTCAGACATCTACCAGATTCCTTATAAGAATATGGTGAAGTATATGTTCCAGATGCCTTCTGATGCCGAATTTGAGATGCTTTATGGTAATCTTAAAGCACAAGAAACCATTAAGTTCTGGAGCACTTCATTCTTGAGAGGAACCACACTTGATAATTCAATTGTGATTGTAGATGAATTCCAAAACTGTACGGCACATGAGTTGGATTCAATCATTACTCGTGTTGGTGAGAACTCTAAGATTATGTTTTGTGGAGATGCTTCTCAGTCTGATTTGCAGAAAACTAATGAGCGTAATGGAATTGTTGATTTTATGAATGTGTTGCGCAAAATGCCATCTATTGATATAATAGAATTTGGTGTCGATGATATTGTTCGTTCTGGACTTGTCAAAGAATACATCCTTGCGAAAATAGAAGTAGGTCTTTAATGTTCAATCATATTGATGTGACGCTCCCGAAACTTGATCGGGAGACTATAGATGGTATTCGATATTATAAAGTTCCTGATGATGAAGAACTACTCAAACTAGTTTCAATCACTTCTATCACAAGTCATTTCAATAAAGAAATCTTTGTGAAGTGGAGAAAGAAAGTTGGAGATGTGGAAGCAGACCGTATCACAAAACTTGCAACAAGTCGTGGTACGGATATGCATACTCTTACCGAGTATTTCCTGAAAAATCACGATCTTCCTACGGATATTCTTCCAATCTCAGAGTTTCTGTTTAATATTGCTAAATCAACTCTCAAGAATATTGATAATATTCACTCTCTTGAAGGTTCCCTATATAGTAAGCAATTGGGTATTGCCGGTACGGTCGATTGCATTGCCGAATATAATGGCGAATTAGCAATCATCGACTTTAAGACTTCTAAGAAACCGAAACCACGTGAGTGGATCGATCATTATTTTGTCCAGTGCTGTGCTTATGCAGCAATGTTTTACGAACTGACTGAGATACCAGTCAAAAAATTTGTTATCATTATGTCTTGTGAAAATGGAGAATGTGTTGTTTATGAAGAATACGACAAAGCAAAGTACCTTAAATTGCTCGTCCAATATATTAGAAAGTTTGTTGGAGATAAACTTGAGCAGTATGGAACCTAATAAGGAATTAGAACAGGCAATAGAGGATAAGTTTCTGACTCCTTCCAAGTTTTCTCTAGAGATAGAGAAGATCGTTGCGGAGGAGAGTATGAATTATATTGATGCTATTTGCCATTATTGTGAGATTAATAAGATTGAGGTAGATTCAGTCACAAAATTAATTTCTAAACCTCTTAAGGAACGATTGAAGTATGATGCTATCAATCTAAACTTTATGAAAAAAACTTCGAAAGCCCGCCTTCCTCTATGAGTCCATTTGAGTGCTATCAACATTATCTCTCTCTTAAAAGTCATTTTACAAATCCAAAATACGATTTCTTTAAATATGGTGGGAAGTCACGGGCAACCATAACTTCCTTCAACAAACGCAAAGACAAGTACTGGTTCGAAAAGTCCAGTCGTAAATATTCCGATAAAGAAATAGTAGATTATTTTCTTGCTAACTTTCTTGCTGCCGATAACCCACAAAACGTATGGATTGGAGAAATTATAAATTCTGGCGAAAGAACATACGTCGAGTGGATGAAACGACAGCAGAGTTTGACCTACTTGTTCAAAGAACAATCGGAACAATTACTCTCGGAAACAAAATTAGAGGATGCTTTCAACTGTTCGAAAGGTCATCCACCAGTTCTAAAAAAGTTCCTGAGCGGGAAGATTGGTATTGAAACCCTGGTGATTTATGATATAATATTCCTGTTCGGGAATGTGTTTGATAAGAAACTTTTGGACCCAGTGTGGGAAACCGTAAGTTTAAAAATCAAGAAATATAAACCATTTCTAAATATTGATGTCTTTCAGTACAAAAAACTTTTACGGGAAATTGTAAATGAGTAAATTCTTTGACTCTGACCTTATACAAGAAGAACTTGAAGAAATCAATGACCTTCAAAAGTTCATTTATGGAAGTATTCTTACTTTTGGGTCAATGACTCGTGAAGATAAACTGGAACACATTGAAAAGATGACTTTGTTGCTGGAAAAGCAACGCATTATGTACACAAGACTTTCTCTTTCTGATGACCCACAAGCGGTTGAGATGAAAGAGAATTTGAAAAAATCTGTGGCAATTATGGGATTCCCTCCCGACACAGATATGAATTTACTTTTCAATAGTATGAATAAAACAATTGAGTCTCTCAAGCAATTTCTTGACAAGTGAGACCATCCTTGCTATACTATCCAAGTAATCCAACAAATCCAAAAAAATCCGAGGTATCCAATGTCCTTTTCAGACCTTAAGAAGCAGTCCAAACTTGGTTCGCTGACTGCTAAACTGGTTAAAGAAGTAGAAAAAATGAATAATTCTGGCGGTTCAGGTGATGACCGTCTGTGGAAACTTGAATGTGATAAGAGTGGCAATGGTTATGCCGTCATTCGTTTCCTCCCTGCTCCTAACGGCGAAGATCTGCCGTTTGTGAAACTGTACTCCCATGCCTTCCAAGGTCCTGGTGGTTGGTATATTGAGAACTCTCTCACTACTATGAACCAGAAAGATCCCGTGTCGGAACTGAACTCCGAACTCTGGAATAATGGTACTGATGCTGGTAAAGAAATTGCACGTAAACAGAAGCGTAAACTGACTTATGCTGCTAACATCTATGTCGTCAAAGATCCTGCGAATCCTTCTAACGAAGGTAGGGTCTTCCTCTATAAGTTCGGCAAGAAAATCTTTGATAAGATCACTGCCGCAATGCAACCCGAGTTTGAGGATGAGACTCCTATCGATCCCTTTGACTTCTGGCAGGGTGCTAACTTCAAACTGAAGGCAAAGAACGTTGCTGGTTATCGCAACTATGATTCCAGTGAGTTTGCCGCACAAGGTGCTATGCTGGACGATGATGATGCTATGGAAGCAATCTGGAAGAAGCAGTATTCTCTTGCAGAACTTGTTGCTGCCGATCAGTTCAAGTCTTATGATGAACTGAAGAAGCGTCTTGATTATGTTCTGGGTAACAAAGGAACTCGTCGTCAAGATCCTGAAGTTGCTGATGAGGAAGAGACTTCTCGTGGACCAGTTCGTGATCTTGATGAAGATCTCCGTACTGAACTGAGCAATCTGAGTTCTCCTAAGTCTTCTTCTTATGATGAAGACGATGATGATACTCTGTCTTACTTCGCAAAACTTGCCGAGTGAAATCTGATTACACAATAGATCGTGTAACCAAAGGTGAAGCCGCAGAGTTACTTCTGCGGTTTCATTATTTGAAGGATATTTCCAAAACCTTTAGGTCTGGTTACAATTATGGTCTTTATAAAAAAAATGCCTTCTCTCCACTAAACATCGGTGGTGTAAAGGGTACTTGTATTTTTACTGGGCTTCCTGTTCCAGAAATTGCCAAAGGTGCTTTTGGATTAGAACGAAATGAACAACAAGGAATTTTTGAACTCTCCAGATTATGCATCGAACCTACTACACAGTCAGAAGAATATAACATCACTTCTTGGTTTGTGTCACGAGCGATTAGACAACTTCGGAAAGATACTGAAGTTAAAGCAATCATCTCTTATGCTGATAGCGATCACCATACTGGTACAATCTATCGCGCTTGCAATTTTAAATACGCAGGTCTTACAGATCCAAAGAAAGATTTCTATTTTGCAGACGGAACTAAACACTCACGAGGTAAAGTAAAAGGTGCCGAAGGAGAATGGAAAGACCGCTCCCGCAAGCACCGATATGTGATGATTTTTGATAAGAGTTTAGAACTCTTATGGCATCGTGACTCTAGTATTCTCGGTACGAATTAGTTTTTTATCCACATACTGAGAAGACTTTTCATAATACATAATTGTTCTCATATCATTTAAGTATTGTTGTAGATAATCTGATCTTAATAAGTATACAGATCTCTTTTCTTCATTCTTTGCAGTTTCATATTCGTAATTGCTGATTCCTATAACTGGATTTAATGTTGCTGTATAATCATCTGGTTTTGGAATAGTAAAATTGGAATCAACAACCTTACCAGCAGGGAGAATCAATCTTCCATTAGAATCTTTAACTTCTGTGGTCTCATAATGATGAACGGCATTTAATTGAGTTCCGTAAATGTTCTCGGCATATCTGTAAAGGTCTCTATTCGAAAGAGGCCATTCATCTCTTACGTTTACAATACCAGCAGTCATAAGAACTACCCAATCATAATCTGCTCTACCATAAACTGCTTCTGCAACAATATCGGGTCTTGCACCTTCTGGAATCTGATACTTATTGAATAGAGTAAAGACATTTTGTAAGTCATCACGAAGTTTCACACGACGAAATAAATTCTTTGCTCTTACATAATTCTGTGAAGAATTACTATCAGCAAAGGGGGACTGATATTCTATGTCTGGTAGTTCTCTGAAATAAGACATTTTAGTAACCTACTGCGTCCTTGCCTACATTACTATCATAATCTTCATTGTAAATTGGATTGAGTTCGGTGAAACTTAAGTTTAGTTTCATATGAACTGGTGTCTTATCCGCATAAGTTGTATAAGAACCAGAACCTGTATAATTCATTCCCATACTTGTAAGAGCACAAGGTTTGAATTTGTTTAAATATGGATGATCACGACTTCCAGTTTTATATTTTAGAATAAAAACATTTGGAGCCTCAATGAATAACCCAGCACCATCTGCATTACTACCAGTTTTTGGAGTCATTGATTGTTTGAATATTCTTATAATTTGCTTAACAACATTTGATTCTTCAGAGTTTCTTGGAGCAAAATCAAAATCAAAAGTAAAAGTCCTCAAATTAACACCACCAAATAATAGTTCTAGGTTTGGATTTAGAACACTTCCTTCTGCCCTTGAAAGTAGTGCAGTTGGGTTTACACTTCCATTTGCTACACTATTTACTAATTTTGAAGTAAAATAATTAGTAACAAGATTTTGTCCTCCACCCTGAGTTGCAACTTTTGAAAGAGTTATTCCAGCAGAGTTAAAAGCATCCACAATTCCCCTTCCATAATCTTTTGATTTAAAAATTTCTCCTGCTTTCTCTACACCCAAAGCAGCAAGGGGATTTAAACTATCATCCCCCCAATTAACTTGGTTTGTGTCACCAATATTTGCTGGTATTGGAAGTTGTATTGTAGATAATATCCTTTGATTAGAATTGGATTGTGTACTATTTTGTAATTTAAGAGTATTTTTTTCCGTTTTAGTTCCTGGTGCTTTATATTCAATAACACCTATTTCTAAGTAGTCGTCATCCTTACCAATACTCTTCTGTGGGTATCTAAGCGGTGCAGTTTGGGAAGCGGCAGCATTTCTATATTCCTGTATACTAGCTGCTTGAACTGCTGGTGATAAACTAGATGGAAAAGAAACTGCCATTATCGATTTTCTAACTATTTAGACGGATTTTACCAAAAGGTATCTCTCTCAAGTCGGCAAGTTCTTCTGCATAAACCTCATACAAAGAACCAGGTATTTCATCCCAAGTATATTGTCTCATTTCTCCCCAGTGAAAGTTGATGCCCCTAAATCCCCACTGAAATCTATCAGTCACTGCGACTAATGGATTTTGATCGTACTGTACATTAGGTGTCTTTGGATTATAAACAAAAACATAATACTTACCAACACTAGGCACCTTTCCACTTTCTTGCAAAACATCCAATATCTCAATCATTAAATCATCAGGGTCTTCATTTCCAATTAAATTATCAATCACAGAACGAATACGATTACTCTTATCTTCTGTTGGATTTGGACCTTTTCTTTGTTTGAGAGTCTTTCTTGGCATTATTTGATACCTAGGTCATCTTCTGTGAGCACCTTAAACTCATATCCACGATCTTTACAAAACTCTTCTGCTGCCTTCCACTTTGCCTGATTCTTGGCATATTCATAAACCTCATAGATATATCCCTTTGTTTTTCTCTTTTGGATTTGTGGTTCTATTGTTTGCTTCTTTGGTTTGATTTCGATTATATATTTTTTAATCTGCCCATTACTCTCTTTGACTTTGATATAAAAGTCTGGGAAGTATCTATGAATCTTATTGTCTATTGGAGATCTATAAGGAACTGCAATTTCTTCTGAGAACCATTCTAAAATATTCTCATTCGTATCACAATATTTCATAAAAGTCCTTTCCCACAAAGATCTATACACAATATTTGTGGGGTCTCCTTTATACTTTTTTGGGAATGCTGGTTGATATTTTCCCTTATAAGACATCTAAATAAGTATACTAAGACTCATAAAAGGTATTTAGAGTGGTCAGACCTCGTAGAATATCGGACTTTAAACCACTATTCACTAATCTTGCCCAGACCTCACACTTCCAAGTTATTTTTGGTGGGTTGCCTGGAGCACTTCTATCGCATCTTTATATTAGGGGTGTTAGTCCAAGATTTATTGCCGAAGATGCTGGATTATTGTGCCATTCTGCATCACTACCAGGAACTTCATTTGCGACTGCAGATATCAATAATAATTTCACGGGAGTAAATGAGAGAGTTGCTCATCGTAGAATCTTTACTGAAATTGGTTTGGAATTTTATGTTGATAGGGATTATAGGCAATTAAAATTTATAGAACACTGGATGGAATTTATTTCCAGTGGTTCTGGTGCAGATCCAACTAGAGAGGGATATTACTTTAGAATGCAATACCCAGAGGCATATAAGTGTAATACAACCAAGATTATTAAATTTGATAGAGATTATAATAGAGAACTTGAATATAACTTCTTCGGTCTTTTTCCACTTTCTTTAAATTCTACACCAGTAAGTTATAATGGTTCTGATGTATTGAGAATCAGTGCTTCATTTAACTATGAAAGATATATTTGTGGTAAGGCATTGAGTGTTGATGTCGCACGGAATATTAGTAATAATATAATTCCTAACATTACTAATATTTCCAACACAACCAATCAATTAAATAGACTTGCAACGGGAAGAGACGAGTTGACTAATAGAAACCTCAATCTTGGAACTGGAAGACTGGATGATCAAAGACCTGTTGGGGTTGCCTAAGTCGTCTAAATAATTTTAACTGAACTTTATAGGATATTATGCCTTTACCAAAAATTGCAACTCCAATTTATGAGTTGGAAATTCCTTCATTAAAAAAGAAAATTAGATATAGACCCTTTTTAGTTAAAGAAGAAAAGATTCTGATTATCGCACTAGAAACCGAAGATTCCAAACAGATTGCGAATGCAGTTAAGAGTGTTATTACAAACTGCATTTTAAGCAAAGGTATTAAAGTAGAAGACTTGTCCACATTTGATATTGAGTATTTGTTCCTTAATATTAGAGGTAAGTCAGTTGGTGAAACTGTGGATGTTTTGATTACCTGTCCTGATGATGGAACAACTCAGGTTCCTACAAGCATCAATCTAGATGAAATCAATGTTGAAGTAGATCCAAAGCATTCTCGTGATATTAAGTTGGATGATTCTTTAACATTGAGAATGAGATATCCATCAATGACTGAGTTTATTAAGAACAACTTTGATTCTGGTGAGAGTGTAAGTGTTGATGATACCTTTGATTTGATTGTTTCTTGTATTGATCAAATCTATTCAGAAGAGGAATCTTGGACTGCGAGTGATTCCACAAAGAAAGAACTGCTAGAATTCGTTGAGCAATTAAGTTCGAAGCAATTCAAAGAAGTTGAAAAGTTCTTTGAGACAATGCCCAAACTTTCTCATACAATTAAGATTAAAAATCCCAATACTAAAGTTGAGAGTGAGGTAGTTCTGGAGGGATTATCTGCTTTTTTCGTGTAAGTATGGCGCATACTGACCTTGCGTCATACTACAAGACAAACTTTGCTATGGTACAACATCATAAATACTCTTTGACGGAACTTGAAGATATGATCCCTTGGGAGCGGGAGATCTATGTAACTCTACTACAAAATTATATCGAAGAAGAAAATCTAAAGAATCAAGCAAATGGCTGATCTCGCACAAATAGCACAAAGTGGAATAGATCCTGTATCAGGGTCCTATTTGTCGTCGGAAAGAAGAAGGGCAATATTTGAAAAAAGTCGTAATGTATCATCAAATATTTTTAAACGTGGTGGTCCGCTGGTTGCTATTAATAGACAACCAGATGAAGGGGCTTTAGCACTTGTACAGACTCAATCACAAACAATAACTTCATTACGGGAGGAGGTTAATACTCTAAGGACTAGAGTTAATAGTTTTGATGATGTAATAAGAATCCAGACTCAAACGATAGGTGGAGTACAGCAACAGATTGGTGGATTAAGCACAGAAGTTACCGATTTTAGTGGTGCCTTAAGTAGAATTACTGATGTAATTGCCTATGACAGTGTTCTCGAACAAAATCGTACAAAACAGGAGCAAGAAGAACAGAGAAGGGCAACAGAACAGGGATTAAGAGTAGGAAGAGAAAGTCTTTTAGAAAAAGCAATTCAAGGTGCATTGGTTGCCCCTGTTCAAAAAATCGCACAAAAGGCACAATCTATTTTAAGTAAAGTAGCACAATTCTTTACGACACTATTTGCTGGATGGTTTGCTAATAAAGGAATTGAGGTTCTTAGAGCATTATCAGAAGGAAATGGTAAAAAATTAGAAGAAATTAGAGATAATGTTCTAAAAGGTCTTGGAATTGCTGTCGGAACATTATTCTTATTGAATGGTGGATTTTTTGCTATTGCTGGTACTATCACAAAACTATCTCTTAAAATTGGTGGGTGGTTACTTAAGAATACTGTTGGTAGATTCTTTGGAGCACTTGGAAATCTATTGAAGTCTGCCGGAAACGCAATAGTTTCGACAGCAAAGGCTGGAGTAGCAGCAATAACAGGCACTGGAGCAAAGGCAGCAACAACACGTGCTGCTGCTGGGTCTGCTGATGACGTTGCCCGTGCTGCTGCCGGAGCAGGAGCAAATGTTGCCGACGATGCCGCTAAAGCAGGTTTAAAAGGAGGGGCAGGACTTTTTGGTAAACTACTCCCAGGATTGGCAACAGGAGTTAATCTTACTGCTTCTGCATATAGATACAGTCAGGGTGATACTACAGGAGGAACTTTATCTCTAATATCGGCAATTCCTATTATCGGATGGGGTGGGGTTGGTGTTGATGTAGCCAGAGAATTTGGTGTTTTTGAAGGAACTTTTCTTGGAAAGAATCAAAATAAAAAAACACCACCAAAAGCAGCAGTAACCCCAAAAACACCAGTAGTACCAAAAAATAAAACACCAAATGCCCCCACTCCTGCAGGAAATGAGCAATCATTTGATCAGAAGATGGGAGATTTAACATCTCAAGCAAGTAAAATTGATTGGACAAAACCACCACAATTTGGAGAAGTTAATATAAATCCAGAGCAAGGAACTCCCGCACAAGTTTCATCACAACCAGCACAAGCAGATATAAAAACACCTGCTCAAACTAGTAAAATAGCAACATTACCACTTAATGTGGGTCCAGCACCAGAACCAACACCAAATGTAGTGTATAAGAGAATAGGTTCTTCTGCTCAACAACAATCTGGTGCTGCTCCTACTGGTGGTTCTGTAAATGAAGTTCCAGCAATATCAGCATCAAACCCAGATAATTTCTATGTGCTCTATTCACAAGTTAATTATAATGTGGTAATATAAGATGGCAGTAGCAGTAAAACCATCCAATAGTCTCATCAATATTCGTTCCAGTATCAAGTCCGTAAGGTCTTCATTTTCTGGTCTAAAGAAAAAAACTGGAAAACTTAATAATATTCTATTAAGAAAAACAAAGGTAAAAAGAGAATCAATAGCAAGAAATTATATTCTTTCCCAAAGAAGACAAGAGGGAGAAAGAAGAAAAAATAGAGAGGACTTGATAGAAGCATCAAGTATCGGTGGAGTATTCAAGAGACAGGCAAAGGCAATTGCTTCAAGTACTAAAGGATTCTTGGGAAGAATTATGGACTTCCTTGGAACTCTGTTAGTTGGATGGTTGCTTTATAATCTACCGTCCATTATTACGATGGCACAAGAATTGATTGCTAGAATGCAAAGACTTTCTACTATTGTAAGTGGATTTTTTAATAATACTGTGAGTATCTTTAGAGGATTTGGAAATGTTCTAGGTGCTATTGGTAAAAATATTCTTACCTTTGACTTTACTGATAGTAACAAAAGAGTTGAGAATGCTGTGAAAGGTTTGGGAAATACCTTTGATGATATGCAAAGTCAGTTTGATGAGGGATTTAGATTACTCACTACATCTCTTGGTGAAGGAATTTCTAGTGGACAAGATTCTCAACCTTTTGGAACTGAATACCCAAATCAGAGTATGCAAGAACCTTCTACTCCTTCTGGTGGTGGGGGTGGATCTCCAGATTTTTGGACTCTTGCCGCAGTTTCTGCATTAGAAGATGGAGATCCACAGGGAAGAGCAGATGTGGCACAATCAATTTATAATAGAGCAGCATCAGGAGTATTTGGAACAAGTTCAATTAGGGGCATTATCCTCTCCGGAAATGGGAAACAATATGAACCTGTAGGTAGAGCAGTAAAAGAATTTAATGCAATACAAGATAGGGAAGGTGCAATAAGAGCAGTAATGAAAGCAAATAAACTATCAAGATCTAATGCAGAAAAAATAATAGATGATACAGTATCTGCGATCACTAACCCAACTTTAAAGAAAAATGCTGCTAAGTTTGTTGAAAATAGAACCGACTTTTTAGGTGCCGGATTGACTCCAAGTAATTCAAGTTCTACAGATTTAAGAAGAAGAAATCAAAATGATAATATCTTTGGTAATTATGTTGGTCCAGCATCTTATGAATATGGAAGAAAAACAAAAGGTCAAGCATCATCAGCACCTACTTTAGCATCAACACAAACAGCAAAAATGACCCCAGCAGTCACAACTACTGTAAAAGATTCTATAAATGTTGCTGGACCTAGGGGAGGAACTGCTACCGTTGGACTTAGTGGGGGGAGGGGTGTATTTGGAGCACCACGACGAGGTAGAATGCACGAAGGGATTGATATTGGAACTTCTGGTGCAAGAGGTTATTATGTTTCTTTTAGAAGTAGTGGAAAAGTTGTTTTTGCTGGAGTTGCGGGCGGATATGGAAATTGTGTAGATATTGTCACTTCAGATGGGACTTGCTACAGATTTGCCCACCTTGCAAAAATGATGGTAAAAAATGGGCAATCATATAATGGTCAAACTATTGGTGAAATTGGAAATACTGGAAACTCTCCAGATGTTCATTTACACTTTGAAGTTAGACTTGGTGGTCCTTTTGGAAAAGCAATAGATCCAAAACCATATCTAGGGCTTCTTTCGATTGGAAGAGAATTAACTGGAACTTCTGGGCAACCAACAACAATTTCTGCACCAACACCAGTACAAATAGCATCACAAGGAACTCAACAAAGGCAACAAATGTCCCAACAACTTTCACAACAAAGAAATGGTCCTACTATTGTTGTGATAGAAGAAGACCCACCAGCACAACAACAAGTCTCTGCCGGAGCTGGTGGAGGGGGAATGATTCCCATCATAATTAATCCGTTAAATAGTTTCATCACAAAGAAACTCTTACTAGATTTAGCATACACATAATGTCAGTAAAAAAGTCAATTTACGAAGAACTTATACTTGAATCTAACGACCAGAAAAGGACCGTTGATATTAGAACTGGTACAGTTTCTATTGATTATTATGAGGATATCTTCTCACCCACAATCACCGCAAAGATTCAGGTAGGAAACACTGGAGATTCTATTCAGGCACAAGATAATGAAGGAAATGCAACAGGATCATTTCAGTCAATCTATAATGGTCTTCCCTTAAGAGGTGGTGAAAGAGTTTCCTTAAAGATTGCTGGTAATTCTAAAACCAATCCTGGACTAGATTTTGCAACTGATGAAAAAGATTATCTTTATGTCTCCAGTATCAGTAATGTTATTTCAGAATCACAAAAAGAATTCTTTGAACTAAATCTAGTTTCAAGAGAAGCAATCACAAATGAAACTGTAAGAGTTCCAAAGAAGTTTCCAACCAGTCAATCTATTGATGAGTCTGTAAGAAGTATCATTACAGAATATCTAAAAACTGATAAGATTGGTGCAATTGATAAGACACAGAATAAGTATGGATTTATTGGTAATTTAAGAAAACCATTTACTGTTTTAGTATGGTTAGCATCCAAAGGAGTTCCCGAATCATCGAAGAAAGATGCAACGGCAGGGTATGTATTCTTCCAAACACAAGATGGATTCAGTTTCAGATCAATTGATAATCTAATTTCACAACCATCGAAAGCAACTTATGTCTATAGTGATGTAAACCAGACTGGATATGAAAGAGATAATGATTTTAGTATTCTTCAATATACCACAAACAGAAATCAAAATCTAATTGAGAAACTTAGATTGGGAACCTATTCTAGTTACAGAATAGTTTATGATCCACTCAACTTCACATTTAAGGAATCAACATTTAAACTTGAGAATTATGCAGGAGAATCTGCAAATCTGGGTCAGGCATTAGAATTACCTAAGATTGCGAACGATTCCAATCAGAAACTTGGTGATTTGCCCACAAGAATTTTGAGTCAAGTTTTAGATATTGGAACTGTTGATAAAGATATTTCCAAGGACTCTAATGCTGACCCTTCAAAATATCAATCTCAGGCAATTATGAGGTATAATGTACTCTTTACTCAAACTTTGAGTATGACTGTACCATCAAATACAAATCTAAGAGCTGGTGATATTATTACTTGTAATTTTCCCAAGATTTCTAGGGAAGATGGAGCAACATATGATGATGAGCAAAGTGGTCTATATATGATAAAAGAATTATGTCATCACTTTGATACCGAAGGTTCATATACTTCAATGACATTAATTAGAGATACATTCGGTCGTTACGCAACAAATACACAGAAATCATAGATGGAACAATCTTTACTCAAAAGTAATTTCGTTGGAAGAGATGGTTTTCTTTGGTGGATTGGTCAAGTAGCACCAGAATCTGCTCAAAAGGATCAACTTGATAAAAAAGGATGGGGAAATAGACGTAAAGTCAGAATTATGGGATATCATCCCACAAATGAAACTGACTTATCAAATGAAGACCTTCCTTGGGCACAAGTATTATTACCTGCTACTTCTGGAAGTGGGTCTGGAAATTATGCAACAGATATAAAAATATTACCTGGAGATTCCGTATTTGGTTTCTTTATGGATGGCGATAATGCCCAACTTCCAATTATTATGGGAGTATTTGGTAAAACAAAGGAAGGTGCTGCAACTGAACAATATAGTTTTCCATTTAAACCATTTACTGGATATACAAGTAAGATAAAAAATGATGGGTCGAATCTAAAACCAAATCAAACAAACGAAGGGACTCAAGATACTCAAAAATCCCCATATCATCTTCCAACTAAAACAGCAAATGAAAAAGGTGAGTTATCATATTTCCGTGGAATTGGTGATAAGGTACAGTTTGCCTCCACAAAGGCTAATTCATTTGTTGATAAAATTACAACAGAACTTGAAAATGCAATAAAATTTGTTCAAACTCTGAGTTCTTATAAAGATTTAGCAAAGGATTATATTGATAAACAGATTGATATTTTATGTGAAGAAATTGCTAAAAAAATACAGGGAGTTTCTTCAGGTATTGTTGGTGGAGTATTGAATGATACTTATAAGAAGATTGTACCAACTTTAAATCAAGGCACGGAAAAGGTATATGAGGAAGTATACAGTCAGGTAAAGGCAGCAACCAAAAGTATTTCCCAGGCACATTTGGCTGGTGCTGCTGCTCAAGAAGCTACTGTACCTGCAATAAAAAAACTTCAAGACCAAATTCCATCATTAACCAAAACTATTACTTCTAATTTAAAAAATATTATTAAACAAATGCTTTGTGCATTATTAAAGAATATTGCGAATTTAGTTTCTTGTGTTGTGGATCAATTTCTTGGTGGTATCTTAAATGCTATTTTGAATGCAATTTCTGCAGGACTCAATCTTGCTCTTTCGGCACTTGGAATTATCAAATTGATTTCAAACTTTGATCTTAATAGTATTCTTAAAGGAAGTTTTAAAGGAATCTCTGGTGTATCATTTATTAAAGAATGTGGTGAACCAGAAGTTACCGCAAGTGTCGATAGATGGCAGATTGGTGGTGGTGTGATTAGTTCACCAAATACTAAATTAAGTAAAATTTTAGAAATTGCTAATACTGCATCATCCATTGTGAATACTGCTCAAAATGTGGCTGGTGCCGTGACTGGTGCGATTGATGCAGCAGGAAATGTGGTTGATAGTGTTAGTGGTACTGTTGCTAGTGCTACTGGAGCACTTGATATCTTCAATAGTTCTATCAGTACTTCTGGAGCAAAAAGTGCTCTTGGTAATTGTTACTCTGGACCACCAACATCTTGTAATGCACCTCTACTTAATATATTTGGTGGCGGTGGAATTGGTGCTCAAGCAATTCCAATCTTTGGATCTATTCTTGGAGAAACACCAAATAGAGTTGGTAGTCTAATTGGTGCAGTTATCACAAATCCTGGAATTGGTTACATTTCTGCACCATTTGTCGAAGTAACTGATAACTGCAATAAAGGATATGGTGGAATTGTACAGACTACAATTAATGCTAGTGGACAGGTTACAAGTGCTTATGTGATTTCTGATGGAGAAAATTATCCAATCGGAGATCAAGAACCAGATGCATTTACAATTCTAAGCGTACTGATTGAAAATCCAGGAACAGGATATTCTCCAGAAGACCTTGTAGTTGATAGTCTTGGAAATCAATATAGTGCAGTTATTGATAAGGGATCTATCGTTAAAGTTGCTCCAATAAATATTAAGTCTATTGAGAGTTTACCAGTTATTCAAGTCGTTGGGAAGACAAACTCAGCAGGTATACCCGAAATTAGTCAGGGAAGTGGCGCAATACTAAGACCAATCTTTGGTATAAGACCAGAATTCCAAGGCGAAGTTCAACAAATTATTGATTGTGTTAAACCATAATGGAAAGAGCAGAAGACTGGCAAAATAGAAATTATCAAGTATTTGGACCTAATGTTAAATTTGATATTAGAAATCCTCAGTTGGGGTTGAATGGTGCCGATGTTTATAGTTGGTATTCTTATACTGATAATAAGGATGTAAATGTAACTGGTCAAACCCAAGGTGGATTATATAAAATTTATAATGACAGGGCAATTGAAATCGTTGCCGGACAGAAATCTCCTGGTGGTGGTGTTGATATTACAATTCTAAGTAAGGCAGGTGATATTACAATTACGGCAGAACGGAATGGTAATATCAGAATTCGTGGTAAAAGTATTACAATTGATGCTGATGAAACTATCACACTAAGTGCTGGTAAAGATATTAATATGAGATGTGGTGGAAAACACATTGTACAGGCACAACAGTCTGATATAAAAGTTCAGACTGGAAATGGAGCTCCTAAAGGAACTTCTATGGGTGAAAGTGCATTTGGTCCAAGTCCAAAATGTGGAAGTGATATTGTTGAGGATTATTTTTATGCTGGTCCCACAGTTAAATTTTCTTGTAATCCTCCTTCAGAACCATTAACAACGGCAACAACAACGCAGGAGTCTGATGATTTATTAAGTGATGAAAATACAAAACTAACTGGTAATGAGACTGCAAATGTAGTATCAACTGGTGGAGCAGCTACGGGTGGGACATTGGCTGAGTAAATACGTTAGATTAATTAAAATAAAATTATGCCTGAAAAGTACATAGGAAATAAAACACACTTCAACAAACCACCCACATTGTGGAATGGGCAGGAAGTTTTTAATACCTCAAATTTGTATGGGAATTTGAATGTAATTAAGAATGATGAAGAACCATTTACGCCTGATATTAATACTGATGGTAATGTGAATGTTAAAAAAGATGTAAATGTAGAGCAAGATGTAAACATAGAAGGTGATATTAATATACTTGGAACTAACTCAGGCAGTAATGGCGATGCTAATATTACGGGCAGTATAAATGTAGATCAAGATATTAATATTGGTGGAACTGCATATGGAAATTTTCAAGGCACTATTAATGTTCAATCTTGGAAAGGATTTGATATCACACACCCAAACAAATCAAATCATCGTCTCCGACATATCTGTCTAGAAGGTCCAGAAGGTGGTGTTTATATTCGTGGAAGACTTACAAAATCAAATGTAATTAAACTTCCTGAATATTGGAAAGGTCTGATTGATCCAAGTAGCATTACTGTTATGCTCACTCAAATTGGATACAGTCAAGATTTAATTGTAGAAAAAATTGAATTAGAACAGGGTATTAAAATTAAATCTGGAAATGCTAGTAATATTGATTGCTATTATGTAATCAATGCCGCTAGAAATGATGGGGAACCTTTAATTGTTGAATATGAGGGGCAAACTCCAGCAGACTACCCAGGCAGCAAAGATCAGTTTTCGATTTCTGGATACGATTACGGCAGAACCCCTTGACGGCAGGCGTCAGATGCCCTATAATATGAGGGTAATCAACACAAGACCAAATGCCTTCCGACACTCAAGAGTTTCTGTCCCGTTGCGTTGTCGATACTCTTGCACGTAAGTTCTACCTATATTCTAGTGAAGGTGCAGAGAAACTCGTAGAATGTGAATCCATTGACCAGTTTATGAGTGTACTGGAAGTAGTTCGCAGTCAGGTAAGTGAAGATTGCCTTGCCTATACTGATCCTCTTTGACGAATGGAAAAGTTTACAGTAGAAGAATTTCAAGCAGACTTTGATAATCTACTAGAAAGAGTGGAGAAGGGAGAGTCTTTTATTATCACCAGCGAATATGGAAATGCTATGATGATTCCTTATGGTGAGTATAAAGAAGTTGACGACCTGATCCGAATACACACGGATCACGAAGAAGGTTCGTAATTTCTTGGGAATATAGCTTAACTGGTCAGAGCGGCCTGCTTATAACGGGTTAGTCTGGGTTCAATTCCCAGTATTCCTATTGCTATTCGGTATTTGCGAATAGCGAATGCTCCTTTAGCTCTCTGGCAAAAGCACCGAACTCATAATTCGGCTAAGGTCGGTTCGATCCCGACAAGGAGCACTTGACCATTGTGCTATAATGGTCTCATACACGGGCGTGTAGTCCAGCGGAAGAGACAGAACACTTAAAATGTTTCCAGCGGTGGTTCGAATCCACTCACGCCTATAAAATAAATATAAGATATTGAAATACTCAAATGTCTTATCAAATCAGTCAAGCATATTGTTGGTACAATAATGGCACGATGATTGTTAAGATGTATTTTATATCAGAAATCCCATTCACATTTGATGAACTACCTGATGGTCATTTGTACGATAAAGACCTCTGTAGATTAGCAGATAAGCAAAGGTCTTTTGAACCAGAAGATTTATTTAAGAACTCCTTCTACCTAATAGACGAAGAGGCACATCCACTACTATTTGAGATGGATTTAGAGAATCCACAAGACCTACCAGAGGACATTATGGAATTTAATGAGGAAGATTTGATGGGATAAATAAAACATAATAAGGTCTATTAGCAAGAAAGATGCCATTAAATAAACTTGATAATTTCATTAAGAATACAGAAGGTCGTATTCTTTATGTAAGTCCAAGTGACCTTGATTCCACGGATAGCATCAGTAATCAAGGTAACTCACTTGCACAACCTTTTAAAACTCTACAAAGAGCACTTTTAGAAGCAGCACGATTCTCATATCAGAAAGGAAATAGTAATGATGATGTAGAGAAGACTACGATTCTCTTGATGCCTGGTCAACACCCAATTGATAATAGACCTGGTTATGCCGTTTATGATGATGCTGGAGTAGCAAAAGCAGTATCACCTAGTGGAACCGTAACAACAGCTGGAGATACATTATCACTCACACTTGATTCAAATTTTGATCTAACACAAGAAGATAATATTCTCTATAAGTTTAACAGTGTTAATGGTGGTGTTGTTGTACCCAGAGGTACTTCTATTATTGGTCTTGACTTAAGAAAAACCAAACTGCGTCCAAAGTATGTTCCTAACCCAACAGATTCTAATGTTGCTAACTCGGCAATCTTTAGAATTACTGGTGCCTGCTACTTTTGGCAGTTCTGTTTCTTTGATGGTACTGGATTAGTCTACACTGACCCAGTAGATTTCTCTGTTAATAATCAATCAGAAGCAACATTCTCTCACCACAAACTCACCTGTTTTGAGTATGCAGATGGTGTAAACAAAGTAAGTTCATATCCACTCACTGACTTGGATATGTATTATGCAAAACTCTCCAATGCATTTAATCTTGCATCTGGTAGAGATATTGATGATAAGTATCCAGCATCTCCTCTTGGGTTTGAGAAGCAAAGACCTGAATGGGAAATTGTTGGAGCATTTGCGTCAGATCCTATTGCTATTTCTACTATTGAATCTGGTTCTGGTGGAACTGCGAATAATCAAGTTACTGTTAGAACTGCAGTACCTCATCAACTTACAGAAGGAACTCCAATTAAGATTAGGGGAGTTTCACCATCAACTTATAATATCTCAACAACAGTTCAAAGTATTAGTTTTACTGACCCAACAGTATTTACATACGTACTTTCAAGTTTTCCACCCAATCTAATCACACCAGGAAGTGCATCTGGCGCGACTGTAGTTATTGAGACTGATACTGTATCTGGTGCATCACCATATATCTTTAACATCTCATTACGTTCCGTTTATGGTATGAATGGAATGCTTGCTGATGGTAGCAAGGCATCAGGTTTCCGTTCGATGGTTGTCGCACAATTCACGGGTGTTTCTCTACAGAAAGATGACCGTGCATTTGTAAAATATAATGAAACAAATAGAAATTATTCTGATAATATTGCTATATCTAAAGTTGCAGGTGCTACCTTATCATCACAATCTTCTTCTCTTGGTACAGTCTATCATTTAGACCCACTATCAATTTATAGAAGAGGATGGGAACCAAGTCATATTAAGGCAACTAATGACTCATTTATTCAAATTGTATCCGTCTTTGCGATTGGATTTAATAAGCACTTTGATTCTGAATCAGGTGGAGACTTGAGTATTACAAACTCAAACTCAAACTTTGGACAGATTTCAATTAATGCTACTGGATTTAAGAAAGATGCATTTGATAAGGACAACAAAGCCTTCATTACTTCTATCATTGCTCCAAGAGCAATTGTAGCAGAAGAAAATAAGATTGATTGGATTTCATTGGATGTTGGTGTCACAACTTCTATTGCGAATAATTCACGATTATATCTCTTTGGATTTACTTCTGAAGATGATGTTCCACCAATTCTTACACAAGGATATAGAATCGGAGCACAAGTAAGTGATAAGTTATACTTCACTGCCCACGGAGATGAATATTCGGCAAATATTTTAATGTCGGATGGTGTTACGAGTAGTGTAAAAGAATATTCGGCATCTGCACCAGCTTCAAATATTTTCACACTTCCCACTCACACAATTCAAACTGGTGAAAAGGTTATCATTTTGAGTAATGATGGCGACCTACCAGAAAATATTGTAGAAAATACTATCTACTATGCAATTAGAGTTTCATCTACTCAAATTAAGTTAGCATCTTCTGCATCCAATGCAACGACTGGTACTGCGATTACTGTTTATGGCGGAACCAATCTTAAGATTTTAAGTAGAGTATCTGATAAGATTGCTGGAGATATTGGAAGTCCCGTACAATATGATTCTACAAATAATCAGTGGTATATCAATACAAATTCTGGTAGTGCAATCTATACTGCATTGAATACTTTTGGCGTTTCTGAATTAACTGTAAGAACCGAACCTTCTTATACTAAAAGGATTGCAGATACCAGAAGTTTGGATGAGAAACTTTATAAAGTAAGAGTTGTAATTCCAAAAGAATTACCAAATGGAAAAAATCCAGAAAACGGATTCATTATTCAACAATCTAGCACAACTGGTGTTCGTAGTGATACTGACTTCAATCTTTCTACTCTTACATCATCAGACTATGATTATAATAAAAATCTAAGTTTCATTGCAAAATGTAGTAGAGCTTCTTCTACAGTAACAATTATTTCGGAACTTCCACATAATCTCCAAGTCGGAGATACTGTTCTTATTAAGAATGTAACAGACAGTACTAATACTACTGGTGCTGATAATCTTGGTTACAACGGAACCTTTACAGTTGCATCTGTTGTTGATGATATGACCTTTACATATACAACAACTACAACTCCTGGAACCACATTTACGAATAATACTGCTACTAGAACAACTTCACTTCCAAGATTTGAAAGAAATGATTTACAATCCAATCTTTATGTTTATAGAAATGAAGTAATCTCTGAATATATTGAAGGTATTCAAGATGGTGTTTACTACATCTATACTTTAAGTGCTAACAGTGCAATTCCAACAGAATTTACAAATCTGAAATATAGTCAAAACGTTGTTAATCTGTATCCACAGTTGGATAGAGATAATATTAACGACAATCCAACCTCTGCTAAGTCATTTGCAAAGAGATTTCCTCTTGGTGAAGTTGTAACAAATGATCTTAAGAGGAGTATTACAAAAGAATCAACTGACACTCTGCTTACATCTATGGGTGTTGGTCTTGATGTATCTTCTGTCTCTAGTTCCACGTCAAGTGCGACAATCACCTTTGCTAGAGAGCACGGACTTTCTGGTATTGTAACCTACAGCACTCTAACTGCTGGCGCTACTTATACTAATGGTACATATCAGAATGTCAAAATTCTAAATGGTTCTCAAACTGGGACCTGGCAGGGTGCAACTGCAAAGGTTGTTGTATCTGGTGGAGCAATACTTTCGGCAGATATTGTTTCCTCTGGTTCTGGTTATTCTGCTGGTGCATTATACTTTGATTCTTCTGTAGTCGGTACTGGTAATGGTGCCGCTAGATTTAATATTGTTACTGCTGGTATCTCAACAGCAGTTGGTAATGTTGTTCAATTTACTGGAGCAGGTACAACCTCTGATGGTTACTACAGAATCACATCAGTTCCTGCTAAAAATCAAATTGCGATTGCTAAAACAGCAGGAGATCCAGATGTTATTACAGACCAATATGCACTTGTAGTTGGACCTTCTGTTAGAGTTTCCTCTAATACTGCTGTTGATTCTACCTCAGGAATTACCACATTCATCTGCTCTTCTCCTCACGGATTGGTTGCAGGAAATAGATTCAGAGTTATTAATTCCACCAATAATAATCTTGGAGACTACATTGTAAATGCAAGAGTTGGAATTAACACCTTCACTGCAATTACAAATAAAACACTATCTGCATCTAGTGGACATATTCTCAAGCACGGACTATCGGCAAATAGTGGAGTCTCTGATTCTTCGATAGAAAACTTGGGAATAAGATCCGTTCCATTTTTTGATGAAGAGCATTTAACAGTTGTTTCATTCACCAGCACCACTCAAATTAGAGTTTCAAGTCCTATTAGTGCTGCTGGAATTGTGAAGAGATTCCCACTTGGATCTTATATCCAAATTGATGAAGAAATTATGAGAGTTGTAAGTAGCACTCTTGGTGGTACTTTTAATGATGAACTTACAGTCATTCGTGGTGCTCTTGCGACAAGACAAGAATCTCATGATAATGGGTCATTAATTAAAAAGATTAAACCAATTTCTATTGAGTTTAGAAGACCTTCTATTGTTAGAGCATCGGGACATACTTTTGAATATCTTGGATATGGTCCTGGTAACTATTCAACTGGTCTACCACAAATTCAAGTTACAACTCTAACCGAAAGAGAAGAATTCCTCGTTCAGTCACAAGAAAGATCTGGTGGTGTTGTTGTTTATACTGGTATGAACAACAAAGGCGATCAATTCAATGGAAATACTAAAACTTCTGCTTCAAGTGGACAGATTGTATCCTATGATATTCCAAAACCAACAATTACTGGAGAAGATCCAAATCGTTTGAGCGTTGTATTTGATGAAGTTACAATTAAAGAAAGACTTGTTGTTGAAGGTGGAAACTCTAGTACGGTCCTTTCACAGTTTAATGGACCTGTTACATTTAACAAGGAAGTTAAGATTAATGATACGACAAATGTTACTGCACAACTCAGGGTTACTAATACAACAGAATCAACAAGTTATGTAACTGGAGCACTTACAGTAACTGGTGGTGTTGGTATTGAAAGAAGACTCAATGTTGGTGGAGATACTAAACTTGTTGGAACTACAGAATCTACATCTAAAGATACTGGTGTTCTAGTTGTTGAAGGTGGTGTTGGTATTGAAAAGAGACTCAATGTTGGTGGTGATACCATTATTAATGGAACAACTCAATCAACAACCAAAGATACTGGAGCACTGATTGTTGAAGGTGGTGTTGGTATTGAGAAGAACTTAAATGTTGGTGGTACTAGCACATTCACTGGTCTACTAGGTGTGAATGGTGGAGCAACGATTGATAATATAAGAATCGGTATTGCTGGTGATAATGAAATTGATACCTCTACTGGTAATCTAACGATTGATTCTGCTGGTGGTACAACAACAATTGATGATATATTAGTTGTTTCTGGTAATACTACTTTCCAGAGTAATGTCTATCTTGGTGATAATGATACACTAAATCTAGGTGATAGTAATGATCTACAAATTTATCATAATGGATCTAACTCATTTATTGATGATACTGGAACTGGTGCATTATACATTCGTGGAAATGGTACTGTTAATATTCAGAAATATACTGGTGAAGATATGATTGTTGCTACTGCCGATGGAGCAGTAAATCTTTATTATAATAATACAAATATACTACAAACAACTACTACTGGTGTAGCAATTTCTGGTGAATTAACCGTAACTGGTGATATCACGGCATTCTATACTTCTGACCAAAGATTGAAGAATAATATCACCCCAATTCCTAATGCTCTTGATAAGGTACTTTCAATCAGTGGTAATACATTTGATTGGAATGAGAAATCTGGTAAGGAAGGAACAGAGGCAGGTGTGATCGCACAGGAAGTTCTAGAAGTTCTTCCAGAAGTAGTCACAACCAGAGATAATGGTTATCTTGCTGTTCATTATGATAAGATTATTCCACTCCTTATTGAGGCAGTTAAAGAACTATCAGGAAAAGTTGACGAACTTCAACAAAAACTGAACGATAAATAACTAAAAATAGACTCAAAAGATGGCAAATTATAATAAGTCATTTAATTTCAGGAATGGAGTTCAAGTTGATAATGACAATTTTATTGTAAATGCAAATGGTTTGGTTGGAATTGGGACCACAGTTCCAACCGAATTTCTAGATGTTTATGGAAATGCAAAGGTTAGTAATCAAATTATTGCGAAATATTTAAGTATAAACGGAATTGGAACCTTTACGGCACTAACTGATGGAACTGCTACTATAAGATCTGGAGTTATAACCTCATCAACAGGAATTGTAACTTATTATGGTGATGGCGGAAAACTTATCAACTTACCAACCTCACAATGGATAGACGTTGATTCTGGATTTGGTTATACAAGCATTTATGCAGCTGGTAATGTTGGAGTTGCGACGGTATATCCATATTATACTTTCCAAGTTGGTGGAAATCCCAATACCAATTATGGTGTTGGATTTAATTCAACTGGTGACATTAAAGTAACTGGAATTATTACTGCATCTCAACTTTTCATATCACAAATAAATGTGAGTGGAGTTGCTACGTTCCAAAGTTCGGCATACTTTGGTGATAATGATGTAGTTTATTTTGGTGATGATGCAGATCTACAAGTATTCTATAATTCAACATCAAATTCTGGTATTATTTCGGCTTCTAATAATCTAGCACTAACTGCTAGTAATAATATTAGTGTTACTGGTATCAATACTATTAGTGTTACTGGTGGTGCGGATATTGCTATTAATGCAGGATATGCGAATTCTGTTTCTATTGGAAGCACACTGAATACTTCTGCAGTATTTAATAATGGAGCTGCAGGTTCAGTAAAACTTTATTATGGTGGATCTAAAAAGATTGAAACCATTGCTATTGGTGCTACTTTAACTGGAACATTATTTGCCGATTCAATTAGTATTACTGGTATTGCTACGGCAACTGGTGGATTTATTGGAACTGTTACTGGTAATGTAACAGGAAACGTAACAGGTAATGTAACTGGAAACGTAACGGGAAATGTAACTGGAAATGTAACAGGCAATCTAGTTGGAACAGCAAGTACTGCACAAAGTCTAACGGGAACTCCAAATATTACTGTAGGAATTGTATCTGCAACAAAACTTGTTGTGGATACCATTGAAGTTACGGCAGCACCATCTGGTATTACTACAGTAGCAAAAACTCTACATGTTGGAACTGGTGGAACCGCATTTGCCGCACTAGATGCAGGAAGAATTGGTGTAGGAACTGCGCTCCCATCGTCAGAAATTCAAATTAGAAAGACTTCTGGTTCTCTATTAGAAGTTATTGCCGATTCTGGACAATCTAGAATTAGTATTGGGCAGGTTACTGGAGTTGGAAATAGTACTGCACTCTTAAGATTTGGAAATTCCAATAAGACTTTTGATATCATCAATAATGATACTGGAAATATCAATACCATTCTACACGGTGGTTCATCTGGTGTAGGAACTGGTAGGTTTGCCTGGGTATATGGTCAAACTAATACTGAATTAGCATCTTTAACATATACTGGTAATTTTGGTATAGGTATTACAAATCCAAGTAATACTTTACACGTAGTTGGAACATCCACAGTTACAACTAACTCCTATGTTGGTGGAAATTTTGAAACTAAAGGAACAATAACTCTTGTATCTGGTGCAAATAGAACTGTTCTTGGAGGACTTACAAATAGCGTTCTTTCCAATATCAATTTAAATGTAACTACTGGAGTTTCTACTTTAGCGAATGTATTAATTTCTGCTGCATCTTCAATTGGTATTGGTACTGCTGCCCCAATTGTTGAGATTGATGCTAGGGGCAAATCTGAACTTATTGGTAAAATTGGAGTTGGAACACCATCTACTGCTATTTTGGACAGCACTGGAGCCTCTGTACATGTTGTTGGTAACACTTTACTGGGTGGAACTGTTGCTATAACTCCAACAGATTCATCTGGATTTATCGTTGACCCAGATTATCCAACAGGGTCTCTTCAAATCATAGGTGGTGGTGGAATTAGAATTGAAGATGCTGATATAATAACAAGTGGATACGGATTAATTGGTATTGGTTCCTTAGCACCAATTAGTTCATTGGATATGAGACTTGCAAGTATTTCGGCATCATTGAGAGGTGTATTCTATCCACCATCATTAACAACAACTCAAAGAAACGCAATTACTCCAACTTATGTTACTAATGGTGCAATAATCTATAATTCTTCTACAAGTAAATTCCAGGGATATGTTGGTACTGGTTGGACTGATTTTCATTAAAACTTGACGTAACTCTCCAATACTGCTAGAGTACCTTTGTTGGGGTTGAGCAGACACTTCTAGAACCGTCCACTGGGTAGCACCAGGGGCGGTTTTCTGCTATAATAGTTTCATACGCAATGGAGAACGTGATTCAACTTCGTCCCCACCAGCAAGATGCTCTGGATGCCCTGCAACAGCATTCTAAGGGCATCTGTGTGTTTCCTACGGGTGGTGGTAAGACCAACGTGGGTATCTTTGATGCTATCAATCAGTTTCTATCTGATGCCCCCAAAACCATCGTAGTGGTCTCCCCGCGCATCCTCCTGGCAGAGCAGTTGTCTGCCGAGTACCTTGAGTTTATCACGAATGCTGCTGTGATGCACGTTCATAGTGGTGAGACTCATCACTATTCTTCTACCAAACCCAGTGATATTGCCTGGTTTGCGAATACCATTCCTGGTCACAAACTGATCTTCACCACCTACAACTCTCTGCAGCAACTGCAACGTGCTGAGATTAAAGTGGATACGATTTACTTTGACGAGGCACACAACTCTATTCAACGTCACTTCTTTCCTGCCGTAGAGTATTTCTCACAGGAAGCAAATCGTTGCTATTTCTTTACTGCGACTCCCAAGTACAGCAATGTAATTGGTAAGGCAGGCATGAATGATACTGAAGTTTATGGTCAAATCATCGCTAAAGTTCCTGCTCCTGAACTGGTGCAGAATGGTTATATCATTCCCCCTAAGGTGATTGCTACTCAAATGCGTCTCTCTGTGAGGGGTGAGGATATTGCTCAACGTGATTGTGAGTATCTGCTTCAGACTATTCAGGATAATCCTGTGGATAAGATTCTGATTTGTGCGAAGGCAACCAAGCACATCATCGGTCTGCTGTCTGAGACTGATTTTGCCGAACAACTGGAGGAACAAGGTTATTCTGTGATGCACATTACGTCTAAGCACGGTGCATTTATTGACGGTGAGAAGGTCAACCGTGAGGTGTTCTTCGATACTCTCAACGATTGGGGCAAGGATGCAGACAAGAAATTTGTGGTTCTTCATCACTCTATTCTTGCCGAGGGTATCAACATCTCTGCTCTGGAGGCAGTCGTCTTTATGCGTTCTATGGACATCGTAGGCATCGGGCAGACCGTTGGTCGTACCCTGCGTCTGCATCCCCAGGACGCTGCTGGGATCCGCTCTGGTGCCCTTGTAGCAGGCGCTCTGGAGTCCTACACCAAATCCTATGGTCTGGTCATCTGCCCGACCTTCGACAAGGCATCTACGGGCACTGCCCAGAAGGTCCAGAACGTCGTGGATATCATCTTCAACCAAGGTGAGGTTGCCTTCAGCACGATCAATCGCTGAACTGGCACACCATAGTCGGATTTTTTCCGATTATGCCCTATAATACACTCATAACCAAAGAGGTTTCCTTCAATGAAATGCAAAGTCGAACTCTACGTTGCTGGTAAAGTGTTCTATGAAATTGTCGAAGCACGTGACCCACAAGATGCACGGCGGACTGCTCTGGCACGTAATCCATCTGCACAGGTAGTTGGTGTGAACGTGATCGTAGGATGAGTCTACCATTCATTCCTAACTATGGACTGCTGAATAATACACCATCAAATCCTGCTGGTTATGTGACTAAGGATGGAATGTGGGCAGCAGTTCCATTTGGTAAACAGTTTATGATTATTCACAACGGAGAACAAGTTCACGTAGCAGGAACTCTTGTGACTGCCAAGTCCTATATTAACAAACAGATCAAGGCATCCAAGGTAATTAAACCCAAACCAAAGAAAAGGAATTCAGGAGCATCATCGCTAGAAGCATTCCTGTAAACTTGATTAAATAGTACACTCACATTTTTTTGATGGACAAAGCAGAAAAACGTAACCGAGCACTGACACTGGTTACTGAAAGTATTCTCAAGGCAGATACAGAACTTCGTCAGTGTGCTCACAATCAAAAGTGCTTTAATGAACTGATTGAGTGGAAAGATGAGGTTCTTGAGTATCTCAACAAAAGAAGACGGGAGGAGTTTGGATGAGTTCCTACTACTTTTGGTTTGGCATCTTTATCTTCGTCTTCTACCTTGTGGCAACGGATGATAGTGTAGCATATGCTGTTGTACTGGTCTCAAAAATTGTAAGAGTGAGGTATGAGAGAACCAAATGGTGGTTGCTTCATAATCCTGCTAATCCAATTGTGAAATGGTTGATGTGGAAAAATGCATTACGAATTGCGAAGCAACTTGAAAAAAAATTCAAAAAGTGATATAATTACTATTGTGTTTAGTCACAAACATTATGTCTAGAACTCACAGAAATACAGAAGGATGGCATAGCGGAGCATTTAGATTCCCGCATACAGAAAACGAAAGAAAGCAGTTGGATGGAGTACTGCACGACCCAGAACTTATGGAACTTCCAGTTTCAGGTTTAAATCACATGAAAGCACGAGAGCACCAATTGCCGAGTGCATGGGACGACAAAGTAATTTCAGCATATTATGAAGTCTAAGTGGAACGTTGATCCACAATCAGCAGTCACTATCGCCCGTCTAATTGGAGAATTAGAGGGCGTTTCTTATATCTTGGATTGCTTGGATGAACCAGAGGAGTATGAGTATATTCAAACTATGAAGCAGAAGTATTATAATGAGTATTTCAAGCGAAAAAGGACAGAAAACGAACTGGCACAGGGGGGTTCCAATTCCCCACCAGATGCCTTATAATACTTACATACACAAAAATCCAAATGTATAACGCAACCGTTCGGTTATCCTACATCAACGACACCGAAACATCTAACAACAAGTATTTTCCTGAAATCGTAGATAAGCAAACCATCACGATTGAAGCACCAGCACATGACTTGAATGTGTGGCAGCATTTTGAACTCTTCAAGGGATTTCTTCGTGCTATTGGATTTGCTGAGTATAGCATTATGGATGCTGCTTGTCGTACTGCTTTCAACGACAGTAATAATGAAAAGGATATGAAGAAGATTGCTGATGAGTATGAACTCATTCTTGCAGAAGATTATCACAAAAAGATTGGGGAGTATGATAAGCAACAAGACGAAGAAATCAAGAAACTGGAAGCAGAAATTCGTGAGTTGAAAGCAAAACTTGCTGAGGTTCTTCCTGAACTGTATGGGAAGGATGATGAAGTTCTTCCAGAGCAATATAAGTCTTGGGGTGATTTAGTTCCTGGTTCAGACGAAGCATATGCAGAGGGTTGTAAGTGCCCCATCCTTGATAACCAAGAGATGCCCAATCATAAAAAGTGGGTGAATGGTGATTGTCCTCTACACGGTACAGTAAAATGAGATTTCGTGATATTGAGTTCCGTTAATTGGGAAAAATTTGAATATTGGCAAACCAAATATAAAGAACTTGGATATATTCCTGTGAGTACTCATATTTGGGTTTCTTGTAGTCAGTATTTGTCAAAATTGAGGATAAAAGATGTGACACCTGAACAACTGACACAAGACCCCACCAATCCCCCTGTGGATGCCCCATAATGACTTCATAACCACCTGAAACTTTTATGAATCCTCAAATCAAACAGAAATGGGTTAGTGCCCTTCGGTCTGGTGATTACCAGCAAACTCAAAAACGTCTTCGCACAGAAGATAGATTCTGTTGCCTAGGTGTTCTTTGTGATCTTTATATTAAAGAGAACAATGTAGAATGGCAACATAATGAAGTTGATGATTATTTTTATGAAAACCATAGTTTTATTCCTCCCTCTTCTGTGGTAGAATGGTCGGGTATTGCAGACAGTAATCCTCTTGTTAATGATGAAATTGGTACTCTTGCGGAACTTAATGATACTGGAAGCACCTTTGAACAAATCGCAGATGTAATTGAAGAACACTTGTAGAACTGGCACAAGAGGGGTTCCAAAGACCCCCTAAACGCCCTATAATACATTCATACACACAAACGACTGATGACTTACAATGTTTTAGTTACAGAAACACAAACTTGTCTTTTAAAATTTGATACAAAAGAAGAAGCACTCGCAGTAAGAGAACGTATTAATGGAGTTCTTGAACTGGAAGATTCTGAGTTTGACGAACATATGGAATGGATGTGTAGTGTAATTCCAGGATGGGATGTTGAAACTATTGCGGAACTGAAATGAAAAAAGTCACAGTCAAACCTAAATCCAGCAAGGCAAAGAACCGTCTTGCTAACAGTATGGATGGTAATCCTGTGTGTGTTGTGGAACAGGATACTGGTGGTGAGTTGTTTCTTGCTTCCGAAAATCGTAAATACTTCTTCTGGGTCAGCACTCGCACTGGAACTAATCGTTTTGGTGATAAATCTGACGCACACTGGGAGGTAATTGAATGAAACCAAACACATATGCAATTCTTCAACGAGCAGTAGAAGAAGGAGCACTTATTGGATACCGAAGGGCATTCAAACGGGTTGAGAATCCAACAGAAGAACAAATTGTAGATGCGATTACAGATGCAGTAATGCTGACTGTAAGTGAAGTATTTGATTTTTCCCACCAATCTGGAGATAGTTATCAATGAGTCGATTTAGCACAATAGTATCCACAATCGCAGCACTGAGCACAATCGCAGTGACTTCCGTGACTGCATATAAGGTGTTTGATAATCAACAAGAGAACACTCAAAAGCAACAGGCAATTATTGAAGACCTGAAAAAACAACTAGAAGTAAAGAAACCAGAAGTTGCTCCTGTGGTTCAGCAACCTGTTACTCCCCCTGTCCAAGTGGTTCAGCAACCTGTAACTCCCCCACCTCCTGTCCCAGAACTTCCTATCCGACAATGATTACTGCTCTTGCTCTTACTGCTGCACTGAATCTACCAATAACAGAATATCAATCTGTGTCTGTTCCTGTTCCCGTTGCAAAGTATTGTGCTAAACTGGTTGGTATTCCTTATGCATCAGATAACTTCTCACCACAAGAATGGGAACGATTTACTGATTGTGTTTATATGCAAATGGGAGAAAAGAAATGACTAACCTTGATGAACTCTTTGAGATTGTAACCAAGGTTATTGCTTCTCCTCATACTACAATCACAGAACACGACAAACGCAGAGCAATTCAGGTATTTCTTGGATTTGATGATTACCTGATTGATGCTCTGCCTGGTTATTGTGAGGAAGGTTGTGAGATTGACTTTGGTGGTTATGCTGCTGGTGTTTTAGATGAACTGGAGGGAAAATGAGACTTAGAGAAAGTAAATGGGAAGACTTCCTTGATGGATTTGGTAATATCCTGTATATCCTTGATTGCTATGATGCTGGGGATAAGTGGGGATATGGTGAGTTCTGGGAAGCACTATCTTATGGTTGGATGGCAGAATACATCTATCCTTATGATGATTGGTATCAACCATCAAAATCAGAAGAACGCAAGTTGAGGATAGGAGAATGACTGACACTTACTATATTTTACTTGCATATTCTCCCGTGTTAGTGTTTGCTCTGATTATGATTATCGGCACTATTGTAGAAACTTTCCAACACCTGAATAAAAATGACTGAATTTAATCCACTCAAATGGCAGGAAATCTTTTCACAACTGATTGAAGAAGGACCTTATGAAACTGGTTCTGTAAATTTTTATCATCTCACAAGTATCTTGGAGGACTTGTATGTGGAAAATCAAGAACTCAAAAGCAGAGTAGAAACTCTGGAAAAGGATATGGAACTGGTTAAATCTTATGCTTGGGAAAAATGACTGAAAGAAATCTTACACAAGAACTTCTCTATACCAATTATATTGATATGGAGAATGGTGATGATGTAGAAAGTATTGATTATCGTTCTCTTATTCATATTCTTACAGAACTTATGAATAGGATTGAAAATCTGGAGGCAAAATGACTGAAAAAGACATTCAACAAATCAAACTTATCATTCAATCAGAGGCAGAAAATCTTGCCTGTATGTATGGTGATGGTGCTGATGATGTGTTATATAAGATACAACACATTACAAAACACTATGATAAACTTGATACATTCGTGAAGAAGCAAAAATGAGTAATTTTGAATACTACAAGACACTAACTATTGGTGTGATTATTGGTGCTTCTACTGTCATTCTTGCATTTTATATGGTAAAACCAGAACCACAACAACCAGATGCCCCCAAATCAAACTTTGAGGTGGTGGATACTTATAAAGGATGTGATGTGGTGCGTTGGGGTAATGGTTTTGCCGACTACAAATACTTTCTACACTGTTCAAAATGACTGAAATAAAAACTTGCCGTAATTGTAAGCACTACAAAGATTATGATGGTGTCTTTGATTGGATAAGTTCTCGTATCTTTGGATTTCCTACTCTACAAAAGTGCTTTCATCCAAATCGTAAGAAGATTGTTGATTATGTGAATGGAACTACCTGTTCTTATACTACTTGTTCTGCTGAAAGAAGTTATGGTAATTGTGCTATAATGAGAAACAACTGGGAGGCAAAATGAAACTTGGTATTCTTGATATTGCTGGAATATGTTTTATCGTTCTAAAACTCACAGGAGTAATTGATTGGACTTGGGAGCAAGTATTATCTCTTCCTATTATTCTTTTTACTATTGGATTTGTTGAAGGAGTTATTGAATTTTTTATGAAAAAGAAGGAGGCAAAAGAATGAAACTCTTTAATTACTACAAAAGACAAGATTATGGTATGGAGCACGTATTCACTCTACTCAAAGGTAAAAGAAGGTCTTTTATTCAATTAAGTTTTGATTGGAGTGAGTATCCTGCTGGTCCTTATCTTCAAATCTCACTTGGAAACAATCATTTGATTGATATTCTCTTCTGGTGTTGGAAGGGGGGATTTTGTTTTGAATTGTTTGGTTTCACTTGGGAGAGTTGGTAATGACTAACAATCTACCAGAACCTGATGATGCTCCGTGGCTCAATCTCACACCACAAGAAGTAGAAGAACTGCGATATAATAAGCAAGAACTCACAAAGTATGGTAAGGAGAAAATCCGAGCACTTATGCTAAAATCACAAATGACTGAAGACATACAACAACCAAACGGAGACTTTCTAAAGAACTATCCAGATGTAACTCGTGTTGAAGTTATTGGTAATGATGGACGAGAGTTTGTTCATTATGGGTGCTCTAATGTTAAGGTAAGTTTGCAGGATGATGGACGAACCATCAAAGTATTTTTATACACTATGTTTCAACAAGAAGAACCAAAACCTATGGATGATGTTATTGATAGGTTGTTAGAGAAATATAAATCTCAAAAACTTTGGAATATGATGAGGAATGAACTTGGATATTCTATTGATTGTTGTGATGAGATTGTGGATTTGGTAGAGAAATGGTTGCCGAAAGAACAATCTGCAGAAGGAAGTCAAAATACTTTTGCGATTGATGCGACAGAAGGTTTCAATCATTGTTTGCGTAAAATGAAGGGGATGTTGCGATGACTGATATGATTTTCTTTACAGATGGTGAAGAAAGCTTTCGCATACCTTTTCCAACTCCTGGAACTAAATGCCCTGAAACTAAACTTGAAATAAAGAAAATGACTATTAGAGCAGAGCAGATTTTGGAAGCAACTTTGCCCTACACATTAAGACCAAAAAGTAAGGATAGGCAGAAGTTGATTGCTTGCGTTATCCGTGAGGTTGCTGATAGATTATGCACGGATTTGGGTGAATTGGAATGTCCTATAGATAAGTTGCGTGAGATTGCTGATGAGGTGGATGCACTCTAATGACTGAAAAAATTACAACTACTCTATACAGATATAAATTAGAATATACAGATGCTTTTGCGGTTCTTAATATTCCCGGAGAATATATTGATAATTTAATTGGTGGAGCACCATTAGAAATAAATGGTTTAGAAGTTATTTTTCATATTTATGATGTTGCTGATGAAAGTGTGTTTAATCATCCGTGGGTAATCTGGTGGGATAAAAAAGTAATTGAAAATGAAATTACTCTCACCAAACTTTCAACTAAAAAGGCTAGAAATGTAAATTGGAAATCTCGTAATCGTGGTGGTGGTGTAAAGCATAAAAACTTTGATAAAACTGATGCTAAACTCTATTACAAAGAAACAGAAAAACCAAAATCAAAACCAGATAAACCAATTCCAAAAACAATTGTAGAACCACCTATGGGTATTATGGACATTATCAAAAAAGAGAACTGAAATGACTGACGCAGAAGAACTCCTAAAAAATGCAGCCCAAAAAGCAGCAAATATTCTTCATATGCCTCTGGGTGATATTGACCCAACACAACTGTTGAGAATGTATGTGGTTCTTTATGATATGCTTGGATTGCCTGATGACCAAGAGAGAGGTGACGAACAAATGATTTGGTGGTTAAATACTCACAACAACCACTTGGGGTTCTGTCCTGCGGAAAGGTTGACAGATGAGCAATCTATGAGTAAAATCATAGGATACTTAGAGAGTATGTGTTACGGATGAATAAATTTGCTGTGGTTCTTTCAAGTCTTGTAGATGATGCGACTGTGAGTATTCAAATTTTAGTTGAAAGTGAGATGACTGCCGAACAACTTACAACTTATTATAAGTGTAAGAGTATTACCATCAGTGATGTTTATGTGGAGAAATTATGATTTCTAAACCAGTATTAGCAACAGACAAAGAGAAAACAAAACTCAACTGGTGGGAGTATCATATCGGGCACTGCTGGATGACTGGATGGCAGACTATTGGTGATGCTTTCCGTATCTGGGCAGACTTGATGGGTAGCAACTATGAGAATTATGATTTGCCCAGAACAGTAGAAGACCCAGAAGCAGAATGTATTGAATGGTTCTGGGCAACTCTTGGAGAAGATGAAGTTTATCCCAAAGAGTTCCTTGAATATCTTATGCAGATGGTAGATGATATAGATACGGGTAAAGTAAGAACTTATTCACTTGATGAAGTTATGGAAGAGTTGAAGAACTGGTGTGAGGAGGAAGACGATGAGTGACACGATTGACCCTAGCACACTGGAAGATTGGTTAGGTGAAGCACCTGCACCGGATAAACTTGAATACCTAGAAGAACGAAATAATCGTCGTATTGAGATTAAGAAGCAGTTTGATGCTTGGTTTGAGGAGATGGAAGGATTTTCTTTCCGTTATGAAAGGTTCTGGGATGACTTTGATTATGCAAAGGCAAGCAAAGACAGTCAAAGTATGGTAAAATGGTTGAGATCTGCATTCCAAGTTGGTTACGATGCTTGTGAATCAAAACTTTACGGAGAAACAGAATGAACTATGAGGAAGAGTATCCTTTCAATGAGTTTCCTTGGAAACTGGTTCATAAGGATGGCAAAGAGACGCGCAAGTGCTACTTTCAGTCTGAGGACCATATGAAGAAGCACATCTCACGTTATAAACTTAACAAAAAAGATTATAAAATCGGGTATAAGTATGAGTGACACCGATCCCACTGCACCTTGGTATGAGTTTCTATCATATTGCCGTTGTTGTGAAAGCTTAAATAGACCAATAAGAATTGGTGGTTTTACGAGATACCAAGCATATCTTAAAGAAATCGGAGTAGTTTAATGTTTAACTGGTTTAACAGAGTTGTTAAAGATTATCAAAAACCTGAAACTTATGAACTTTTAGTTACTGATACTAATGGAGACAAACATAGTCTTGCTGGGCTATGCGCTTCACTTGCAAAAGAAGTTGTAAGACTAGAAGAACGCATCACAAAACTGGAAAAGGAGAATATTAGTACAACTAATTGCCTGTATGAAGTTGAAAACAGACTACAAGCACAGATTGACAATATTCATCCAGTGACTTATAATCTTAACAACTATGGACTTGAAAAATAATGTATGAAAATCTTTCTCAATACGAACGAGCACTCGCAAGGTTTGGTGATAAATGTGCCCTCATTGCAGGACTTGAAATCACAAATAAAATCACTCCAGAACAAGCTTATCAAGAAATCAAGGAACTTTACAGAGACCTTAAGAAACTGCGTAAGAAAGAACGTCGCATCTGGGGAAACTCAGGTATCGGAACTACGAAAGTGCGTTAAATGTGGTGAAGAGAAACCACTAGACAAAGATCACTACCAAATAGTAAAATACTTTAAATCAAACTTTTCATATTACTGCAATGAGTGCAACAAACCAAAACCAAGAGATTGATAGTCTTAAGATTACAGAGAATGCTGATGGTACATTCACCATGGATTGGGACAAGGCAGATCCAAAATGGTCCTGGTTGAACAACTTGACATCTGCCGAAATTCAGGTTATTATGGAACAAGCACTCAAAGAGGAACTTCAAAACCATGACTGACTACAAAAAATACTCTCTTGGACAACTTGAGAACTTTCTGTATGATGCTATGAGTACAGATGCAACACCACAAGAAATCTATGATGTGATTAAAGGTGTTGTTGAGGACAACTATTATACCTATAAAAAACAAACAGAAAATGCCTACGAACTTCTTGCTCTTCTGAATGGTAATGGTGTGGGGCATCTAACTTGTGATAAAGATGATTCTTCGCCAGAGTGTAAGAAATCTTGGAGTGATTTCTGGGAAGAACCGTCTATGCCACCTTGGGGACATAGTGATATGGAAGCACTTCGATACACAGAAGAAGAACTGGATGCAATGTGCGATTCTGCAACTTCAGCAAAAATGGGTAAGGTGAACAAGTGGGTTCTTCCTGTTGAAGAAACTAAAGTAGCAGAAACTGATGAAATGGAATACTTTATCACATTCCCCGATGATTTGTTAGAAGCAACGGATTTAAAAGAAGGTGACCAAGTTGAGTGGATTGATAATGGTGATGGTTCGTTTAAACTGATTAAAAAGGTGAATTGAAATGGCACTGGGAGCACAAGTAGAAGAATCACTGAAAGAAGCAGAAGCAAGTCTGAGGAATGCCTTATCCTATGCAGCAAGAACTGAAAGACCAATGGTTTGTAGTGTGATTGCTGATTTGATTCATCGCATTGAATCTGTAATGAGTACTGATTCTCTGTTGGATAAACTGGAGAACCGCAGACCGGGAAGTAGTGGTGACTTTGGAGCATTCTTTAATGACTGAACCAAACGAATTTGGTAAAGTATTGCAAGAATGGTGGGATTCTGATGCTTGTAAAAATCTACAAGAAGCATCCGAAGCATCAGTTCAAAAAGCAGTAGGGAAGTATCATATGCTTTCCGAAGAGGATAAGTATGATATGGTTCAGGCAATCTGCTACATTATGTGTAAGGCAGAAAGTGGAGGAACTTCTCATAGGGGATTGATGAATGAATTGGGCATTTATCCTGCTGGTTTTTGGATTACTGAACTTATGGATGTTCATAATGCACTATGGACTGAGTATCAAGATAGAGAGTCAAAAAACTTTGAGCAATCCTGAAGACATCATTAAGTTTCTACATAATAATGAAGATACGTGTTAGAATCAACACAATCACATTTGAGAACCATGACTCTATCCAGAACAGGCACAGAATACCTCACAACAGAAGAATGGAATGAGTTAAATGCCCTCAGAAAAGCAATTAATTATAGTCCACACACTGTAGCACCAGAAAAAATGGAAAAATTCACCGAACTTATGGTGAGATCTCTTGAAGGTAAGGGTGATCCTGTATCCGTACAAACAAAACCAACTAACTATTAAATAAATATTACGACATTTTAGTAAGTCTTATGGATACCATAGACCAACACATACAAAAAGATGTTGAGATTTTAAATAATCCAACAATATCGCCACAGTCAAGAAGACATACAGAAGAAGAACTAGCAGCACTGGAAATATATAAAGCAAATCATCCCGAAGACTCCCACGATCCATCACCATTAGAACTGTATTGTGAATTAAATCCCAATGCACGTGAATGTAGAGTATACGAAGATTGATTCGATTGTTACAATTTCATAATAAAGGGGGGGTCAGACCCTCTTTTTTGTTGACAAAAGATGGCAACCTGCTATATAATGATGAATAATGAATTCTGACAAAAAATGGCAAAAATTAAATTTGTTCCTACTCAACTCCCTAAAGTTAGCAAATATGCAAAAGAACGCCAGAGACCATCATCTCCATATTTTAGATTAAAATCATCAACAGTTGAAGTTAATGTTGATGATTTAGAATTTAGTAAGAATGATCCTCGTTCCGAAGATATGCATTGGGAACTTGTGGATGAAATTTATAATAATCTTTTAGAAGGTGGATATGATGAAGATGGACAACTTGCAGCAGTTGTTATTAATCAATTTGGAAAATATGATATTATTGACCACCACCATTTAATTGCTGCATTAAAAAAATTAAACCAACAAAAATGGTATGTTGATGTTTATGAATATACTGGAATTGATGAAGAATATTTGTGGGCAGCAGCAACTGATTTTGGATTTGTAATTAACAATCTTAAAAATCCACAGAAGAAGACAACAATGCATAGCGTTGTTCGTGCTGCAGCGGATAGGGTTAAAAGGTATGGATATGTTTATCGTCCAGGAACACCAGTGGATGAAATGCATATAGAACTGTGGTTAAGAGAAACAAAACAGCATGAAGTTTTTTCTGAGGGTAAACTGACCCAAATTACCAATAGAATTTTGCAACCAGGAAAATACGTTGGAAAGAAAATTCGCAATTTATCTACTGATGAGGTAAGAGAAACAATTTGTGCTACAACTAAAAACTATTATGGTAGTGGTCTTCTCGATAATGGACGTTATGGATATGTCGTCTGCACAGATAATGCAAAAGCAGATGCGCCTAAATGGTGGAACCAAGTTCTAAATGCAATGGATGATGGATATGTTCCCGTCATTCAAACATATTCTAAGAAAGATGATCCATCCTTGATCGTCAAATACCATAAAGATGGGTTTGAAAGAATGTATGAACAATTTGTTAAAACTGCCAGAATTATGAGCAAATTTTACGATAAAGTTCAATTGGGATCGTTGACCAGAAAAGAGTTTTATGATAAAATTGAATATATTGCTATGGGTCAAATTGATGGTGAGTATGATCCAGGTGAAAATGAATTCATTGAGCGCCCTGTTTGCTGATGCCTGAAATTAACATCCTGAACAAACCTGTTGAAGAACTGAATACAATCAATCAAACATTTGATCTTGTTTACATGGATCCCCCTTTTGGGTTACAGAGGGACTTTACCATGCAGGAGGAAGATGGTCAAGAAAAAGGATTCAGTGATAACTGGAGTTCGTTTGATGATTATATTGACTGGTATGCCGAAGTCATTAACAATTCCTTTGCAAAACTGAATAAGAATGGTTGGTTGTATGCTCACAATAACTTTATTGGTAATGCCTTAGTATTGTCTAAGGTTAATGCTAAAGTTCGTGATGCATTTTACACTAACATCTCATGGAAACGTAGTGGACCAAAGAATAATCTAAAGAATGGGTGGGGCAATATTGTAGACAGTATTATTGTCCTTCAAAAAGGTAAACCATATTTTGAGGTTGAATATACCTCATTGGATCCAGTTTATGCTGAGAATAGTTTTAAGAATAAGGATGAGGTTGGTTATTATGCTCTGGCTAAAGTAACAGGTGAAAAAAGTCGTCCTTCTGCAAGATTTGAGTACAAAGGATACAATCCCCAGTATGGGTTTCGTGTAACAAAGGAAAAATTGGAATCCATGGACGCTCAGGGTCTACTGCACTACGGCAGCAACAACATCTACAAAAAAATCTATTCTCATGAGTCCAAGGGTGTTCCAGTACAGAATCTATGGGATGATGTATACTTTATCTCCCGAAGTGAGTCTAATAAGCGTAAGTATCCCACACAAAAACCCCTGAAACTGTTAGAACGTATCATAAAGTCGTCATGTCCCGTGAATGGATGGGTGCTGGACCCCTTCTGTGGATCTGGAACCACTGCTATTGCCGCTTTTGGTTTGGACAGGAACTGTACCACCCTGGACACGAATCCTGACGCGATTCGCATCGCACAAGAGACAGTTGATGAACTGGCACAGGAGGCACGGAAACCGCTCCTGGATGCCCTACAATAGATCCATAAGCAAACGACCCATGACTGCTACCTTTGCCGACTACGTTGCCCAGCAAGACGCAAGGAACACCATTCAGTTGAATGTAACCAAATGGTGTTATATTCTCATTGATGCTCTCAAACAGAATTACAC